AATGGTGGTGGACAAGGATTTTTGCCTGCTGGTTTTTACGGCCCTGTAAGGCCAAAAGGATTTGCACTTCTTTCCGGAGATGCAGAAGCTAAAACCTTAGATCTTACCTCAGACTTTACAGGTTCTGTGGTGCAAGCAGCAAATGCAGCTTCTTTATTTAAAGGACAAACCGACGCTGCTGGTGAGATAGCAGATCTAGGGCTTGTAGAATCAGTCAAATTTGTGTTCCCTAAAATGAAAATGAGAGATTCTGGGTCCGACGGTGGAGCTGCTGATCAAGCTAGAGTTTATTGGGGTATTCGTCCAAAAATTTCTGTACAATCAAATCAACACGATCCAGATTTTGTAGACTATACTCGTGCTTTGGGGATGGGTCTCGGAGAAGAAGGAACTCATACGCCTGCTAATAGCAATTTTGAATATTCATTTACATTCTGCTTAGATGACGTATCTGGTTCTACTACCACTGGAGAGTGGACATGGACAGAAGGAAACTATGCAGCTTCAAATTCTTACTCACAAACAAATAGTTTTAATGAACTGCTAGATGCAAATGTAAGACAATTCATCATGCCTATGTGGGGTGGATCCGAAGGCTTGGACATTACAGAAATGGAGCCTTTAAGAAACGAACTAATATCGACAACAACATTGGATGAAAAGAACAGCTACGTAGATTACTCAATCTCCAAAGCACTTGATTCAATCGCAGATTCTGAGGTTGTTCCCGCTAATTTGTTAACGGTACCAGGAATATTCCAACCTCCTGTGACTAACAAAGTCATTAATATTGCAGAAAGAAGAAAAGATGTTCTTTCAATTATTGATCTTGAAGGCGACTACCGCCCAAGAGTTGAACTTAATGACACTGGATTAAACAGACTCGGATCTGTAACAGACGCAATTTCAAATCTTAAGACAAGAAACTTAAACTCTTCTTATGCTTGTGCGTTTTATCCTGCAATTCAAGTATCTGATAATCTTAACGGTGGTCAACTTGTATGGCTCCCAGCCTCTGTAGGTGCTCTAGGAGCGTTTGCAAGGTCTCAGGCACAGTCTGACGTATGGTTTGCTCCAGCAGGCTTTAACAGGGGAGGATTAGGCTCTCTAGGTGGGTCTCGTGGTCCTCGAGTTCTTCAAGCAAGACAGAGACTTGACTCAAAAGAAAGAGACTTATTGTACGAACAAAACATCAACCCAATTGCAACATTCCCAGCTGAAGGTGTTGTAATCTTTGGACAAAAAACTCTACAAGCAGACAACTCTGCTTTGGATAGAATCAATGTACGACGCTTACTTTTGTTTTTGAAGCATGAAGTGTCTCTAATTTCTAAAAACTTGTTGTTTGATCAAAATCTTGACTCAACTTGGGCTAGATTTAAGTCTCAAGTAGAACCAGTTCTTTCTTCTACACAGGCAAGATTCGGTTTATCAAGTTATAAACTAGTTTTGGACGAGACAACAACGACTGCTGATCTAGTTGATAGAAATATTATGTACGCAAAGATCTTTGTTAAGCCAGCAAGAGCCATTGAATACATTGTTGTCGACTTTATAATCACAAGAACTGGTGCGGATTTTGTATAATCCACTAATTATTAAAAATACAGGAGTTATTTAATTATGTCATCATTTTGGTCGGAGAGTGCTAACGCATCATCAAAAGATCCTAAGAGAAATTTTAGATTTAAAGTAACATTTCTAGGTCTTTCAACAGAATATGTGTGGTTTGCAAAAAAAGTTGCTAAACCAAATTTTACAGTAACAGAATCGGTGCACGAATTCTTTAATCATAAGTTTTACTACCCGGGTAGAGTTGAGTGGCAACCTGTCACTTTGACTCTTGTTGACCCAGTTAGTGAAGATGTCAATACAGCCGCTCAACTGGCTGCTTTAGCAGAGGCTGCAGGATATATCATTCCTACAGGTCCTGACGCACCACTAAAATCTATGACCAAAGGAAAAGCAGCATCCTCTCTAGGTACAGTAGAGATTATGCAATTAGATGGCGATGGCGTTACTCTTGAAACTTGGAAGCTTCACAATCCATTCATAAAATCTTTTAAGTGGGGAGATTTGGATTATACCAGTGACGACATTACAGAAATGGAACTCGAACTTAGATATGATTGGGCTGAACTTACAACATCTGCTTTGAGCAAGAACAATCTTGGTGACGCGGCCGGCGTGACCGCCACTCCAACAAAGAAAGACTTCTTTAAAACTGACGCTTCAAACACTAATGATTGATAAGAATATATTACTTGGATTATAAATGTGGTGGAACTTAAAAGAAACAGAGCCGAAGAGAAAATATAGATTTATTGTTGCAATAAATAATCAAGGTTATTATACCGTAAAATCTGTTTCAAAACCAAAACTTACATTTGACAACAAAGAATATAAAATGATCAACCACTTCTACAAGTACCCTGGACTTGGGAAGTGGGAAGACATTGATATTACTTTTGTTGATAACATTAACAATCAAACTTCAGATTTGTTTACTACATTGGTAAATGCATCAGGTTTTGCAAATCCCAATGGGCAACTTATAAACACTGGTGGGGCTGGTAGTACAGCTTCCAAAACAGCTTCAAATACCGCCATTGGTAAAATTAAAATAACTCAAGTAAATGGCAAAGGTGAGGCGATTGAGGTATGGACCTTACACGACGCAATCTTAAAAGATGTTTCTTGGGGGGACACTTTGGCATATAGTGATGATGAATTAGTAGAGTACAAACTAACTATACAATACGACTATGCAACTATTGGCGAAGAGGCAATCGTCAACACCGCAAAACCGAACAAAAAATAAAATAAAAACGGAGATTAAATGAGACGTAATAACGAAGAGAGACTTCTTGGAGGGCACAAGCCCACACCAACTCAAGAGGTACCTCAAATGCAGAACCCGATGGACTTTGTTGCTCCAACGGAATGGGTATACCTTCCATCTTCGGGAAGATATCCGGAAGGACATCCTCTGAAAGATAAAGATTCGATTGAAATCCGATACATGACAGCTAAGGATGAAGACATCTTGACCAATAGAGACCTTCTTAAGAAGGGATTAGCAATTGATAGACTAATCTCAAATCTTATTAAAGACAAATCCATTAATCCTGAACACTTGTATGTAGGGGATAGAAATGCAATCATGATTTATGCAAGAACTTCTGCATATGGTGCAGATTACAAAACCAAAGTTAATTGTCCAAACTGTGGAGAGCAAAATAAATGCGTATTTGATTTAGCTCAACATGAAGTTTTTAGAGGAGATAACTTTGATAGTGACTCTATTAAAATAACAGAAAAATGCACATTTGAAGTTACACTTCCTTTGTCAAAAATTAAAGCCGAGATCAG